GTCGTTGGAATTGGGTAATGGATGAGATAATCTTTGCATTTGAGTTTATTGCAGATGAAGACGGTCGGTATTTCCGTAAATTCGATCAAGAAGAAGCAGATCGAGTAACAAACGGGTTGAGGTTGTTTGGTAAATACTATCAAGGATTATGGGATTGATTATGAATGATAATGATAGATTTGATTTAGAGCAGCATATCATGAAGTGCTGGAATATCACTGACGACCTAGACGTGCTCTCTAAAGCTATGCGTGATGTTGATTTTGATGTAGGCGCGACTGCTGATATATTGCTTGGAATTAGGCAGCTGTATGAGATCAAATTTAGTAATTTGTTTGGTTGCTTTGAAGAACTAGTTAATAAGAAGAAGATTACGTAATGAAGTATTTAGTACAAGCACTTCTTGAGATCACAGCGTGGTTGTTGCTGCCTCTTGTGGCACTACAAGTCGCTTATGCAATTGCAAAGAACAACATGGCTGGTTATCTAAAAGACAAAAACATTAAGGTGAAAAACAGTGAGTGGAACTAACATGTGGAAAGTTACGGCGTATCGCAATGATGGTACGATGCTTGAGTTGAGTTTTGACACTCGTGAGGCAGCTTACGAGATGTACAAGATGCTTGGTGCTGATAACGAGTTCAGTGGTTATCGGCTGGAGAGTCCTATTTTACAAGCAGTCGAAAACGATGTATAATATAGTCTATGGAATTTTTCAATGGATTAGGATTGACTGGGCAAGTAATCCATTCCGTTTTGGTGTTGAGCTTGTTGCTTGGGCTATTAGTATTGGGTGTTCAGTTGTTATGGCAGTTACTGCGCCTAACCCTCCGCTTCTTTATATGTATCCTGTATGGATCACTGGTTGCGCTTTGTATGCTTGGGCTGCTTATACTCGTCGGAGCTTTGGAATGCTCGCCAACTACATGCTATTGGTTGGTATAGACTCAGTCGGACTTACAAGGATTGTGATACATCACTTTGGTTAAGAACATCTGACCATAGCACAATGGATAGTGCAACAGCCTTCTAAGCTGTAGGTTGCAGGTTCGAGTCCTGCTGGTCAGGCCATTATAAATAGATTTATGTAAAATAAAATAATAGAATAGAATTAAATGTCTAAGCGGGAAGAAATTTTTCAAAAAGCATTTGGCCAAATACCAAAAGAGGTATGCTGGAATGGTTTTTTTAATTATCCTGAACGCCCTTCAAAGATAAAAATCATTTATTTAAAACTTATAAAATTTTTAAAATTTAAATGAGTAGGATAGAACATAATCCATACATAAATCGGTATCACTATAACGAGACTGAATTGATTCGTAGGAAAGAACTACAAGATTCAGAGAGGGAAAAAGTAGAACGTTTGCACAAGGAGCATCTTGATCGTATCCGTGTGCATGACCTTAACAAAGGTAGATATGTAGATAGGATGGTATGATATGAGTAATTCTGGACACGAACCGACTGTAAAAACAATATCAGAATATTGGTCAGATGATAAGCTTAAAGTTGCAACTGTGATGAGATTTGAGACTCATTATCTAGTTCAGATGAGTAGTCAACAAGGTCGGACTGAGATGATTCAATTCAAGACACTACAAGAGGCTGAAGACCGAGCAGAGGATTGGGTTTATTCAAGTTAAATGGATTATCATATTATATTAATTACAGGTAGTTATGCAACAGGAATTAACTACCCACAACTCTTTATACCGATTGGGCCATATAGATTACGTACAGAATTAGAAGCCATTGGTTATAAAGTTAAAATAATTGAACACTATCAAAGTTTAACTTCAGATGAGCTTAAATCTTGTTTAGATAATTTAGTGTCAAAAAAAACCTTATGGATAGGTTTTAGCAGTACATTTTTTAATCCAAGTGAAATTAATTTAGATCTATTACAATCTATAAAAAATAGATATAAAATCCCAATTATAGTCGGCGGAGCAAATGCTCATAAATTAATACAACATCCTGAAAATTTTATTGATATTTTAGTTGGCGGATATGCTGATAATGCAGTAAAAGCAATTACCGAATATTATGATAAAAATACTCCTATTAATTTTGATTTGATTAATAATAAAAAATGGATAGACACTAATTACAAATATTATAAAAAAGAAAATGTTTCAATGCTTCCAGTAATATGGAAAAAAGAAGATTGTTTACCTAGTAATATTACAATTCCTATTGAAATTGCACGTGGTTGTATATTTAAATGCGCTTTTTGTTCATATCCACTAAACGGTAAAAAAAAGTTTGATTATATTAGAGAAAAAAAAGATTTAAGAAACGAGTTTCTAAGAAACTATGAAGATCACGGGTTTACTAGTTATGCATTTATGGATGATACGTTTAATGATAGTATGTACAAGATGGAAGCCGTACATGATGTAATATCAAGTCTACCGTTCAAAATAAAATTTGATGCTTATATTAAACCAGAGCTTCTTTCCTCTTGGCCTGACTCTATTAATTTATTGATTGAGATGGGATTAAGGGGTTCTTTATTTGGTGTAGAGTCTTTTCACGCTGGGGCAAGAACAAAAATTGGAAAAGGTCAAGCTATTGAAAAAAGTTTAGAAGCAGTAAAAATTCTTAAAGAAAAAAGTAAAGGGAAAGTAAAGACTAAATTTAGTTTGCAAGTAGGTTTACCTGGAGAACCTATAAAAAGCATATTAAAAACTCAAGAATTTTTAAGATCAGCTTCTTATATTGATGCTTGGCAATGGTTTCCAACTGGAATAGAAAAGCCTTTTCAAAGCGGATCTTTATCACTAATGAGTAAAAATCCAGAAAAATACGGATATAAAATCATACAAATTCAAAATGATGAATCACACTATTCATGGGAATCTGATACCATGGATTTTGAGCTAGCTCAGAGATTAAAATTTAAACTTACTGAAGAAGATCGCCCTTTTCAAAAAGTTGCTGGTTGGGCTTGTGGAGGAATTGAAAGTTTAGGAATTAGTGTGGATAATCATTATAAATATCATGATGGGTTAGTTAGCAAACTTCCCATTATTCAAATGGCAAAGGCAAAATCAACATTGATTTTAAATCATAAAAATTATAACTTGAGTAATTATAATGGCTAAAGTAAAACAATCAGAAAAAGAGAGCATCGTCAAGGTGCACAAGCGCACTAATCAAGGTGGCAAGGCCAAGCTCTCTTCGATGAACAAAGGCAAGAAGCGTGGCTTCAAGTCATATAGAGGACAGGGAAGATGAGTGACGGTGGAAAGGGGTCTAAGCCAAGACCTTTTAGTGTGAGTAACGAAGAATACGCAGCAAGATGGGATGCGATCTTTGGAAGAGATGATGCGAAACAAGTCAAAGAGTTCTTTGACAACGGAAGAAAATTAGCGCGACAGATAGACAAAGAGGAAGCAGAACGGAATGGCCAAGCCAAGTTATCTCGATCCTGATGTACCAACTATATATTATGATGATGACACCGGCGAAGTAGTCTCAGAGATCTCAAGCGTTCCGCCTGGAACAGTTGCCTATTTTAGTTTGGCTTCAGCTCCGGATGGGTGGCTGAAAGCAAATGGTGCCACTATATCAAGAGATGATTATGCTAGTTTATTTACAGCTATAGGAACTACTTACGGGGCAGGAGACGGATCATCTACATTTGTACTTCCGGATTTACGCGGTGAGTTTATACGTTCATTAGATGACGGTAGAGGCGTCGATACTGGTAGAACACTTTCAGCCACTCAAGGAGATGCTATTCGTAATATGACTGGAAGTGTTGTCACTGCTCATAGCTTAGGTTTATTTGCCGGTGGTGGTACAGGAGTTATCAGACGCGCAGGCACGATTCGTGGTTCTGTTGGTGCTGGCGGAAACGCGTATTATGCTGAAGGGCATGATTTTGATGCATCCCGCCAAGTCCCAACAGCAGCCGAAAACAGACCGAGAAATTTAGCATTATTAGCTTGTATTAAATATTGATATGAAAACAAAACAAGTAATTCAATTAGATGATAACGGTTATTTTGTAGGAATAACTATTGCAGATGAGTCTCCTAAAAGAAAAGATGTTTATCTTATACCAGCAAATTGTATAGAAGCTGAACCCCCATTGAATATTCCAGAAAATCATAGGGCTAAATGGGAAAATGAAACTTGGAATTTTGAAGAAATAATACCTGAAGTAGAAGAACAAGATGATCCTCTTCCAGAACCTGACGCTTATGATTATAGAAGAGCTAAAGAATATCCATATTATGGAGATCAATTAGATGATCTTTTTAAACAAGGATTATTTTCAGCTGAAATGGCAGCTAAGATACAAGCGATAAAAGATAAGTATCCTAAGGAATAACACATGGACGACATCTTTGACTTTGGCTTTACAGCCGTAGACGAAAACGAACTTGAAGCAGTTCAAAAACTAGCAGCCACAGCTGAGACTGCATCCACGACTTCGGCCGAGGTTCAGGCCAAGATCGACAAGTTGTACAACGCAATGACGCCGTTGCTCAACAATCTCAAGAAGAACCCCGAGAAAGAGTACATCTATTGGCCCAATCGGATCGACAAGGTCGAGGCTTTTGAGACGTACCTCCTCAAGATCTACCAGAGCTAAAAAGTAATACTTTAGTACTAATACCTGGGAAGTAATACTTCCTGGGAAAAGTAGTACTTTCTTCTATTTTTGCGCAAAAACCGCAAAATGTATACTTTTGACATATGTTCATTCCTGTCAGTCGTGTTAATATACACCTAACGTCAAACAAAACAGGAGTTAATCATGACCGAATTCGAATCAAACTGCTACGGTATGTCAGAAGCCGATATCCGCGAAGAGTATATGGAATCTATCACTGCCAAGTTCAGTGGCTTGGAAATGGTTGTCATGAGTATTTTGTCAGATGCCCAAGAACTTCTTGCTATGGGTCGTTCAGAAGATTCTCGTAAACAGATGAACGTTGCAAAGTTTGTCCTCACTGAAATGATGACTTCTAAGGAGACTGTATAATGTATGAAGTAACCATCACACGCATCAACAATGATTTGACAGTTAACGCTATGACAGTTATCTGCCGTACTGAAGAAGCACTCAATAAGGTCTTTGACATGTACCCTAATAACGTTACTAAGGTTGTAAAAACCAATACTGTTGAAGTTAACACTACTATGGAGCAATAATGGGTAGAATGAGTGCTCTTTACATGGACATCTGCAATATGTATGCAGATGACATGCATGAGTCAGAGATCGCTGAAGTCTTATCGCTTCAGTACGACATTGACTTGGATTTTGCTTATAACTTGATTGATGAGGTGTTAGATGAAGAAGAAAAGTACAACTAAAGACTATGACGTCGACGTAGAGCCAAAGCGTAAGCGCGGCCGTAAGAAGAAGGACGAGGAACTGCTCGACGACGATCTCCAGTACTGGGGCGACTCGAAGGCCTTTGCCAATGACTATGTCAGCGATGTAGCCTATGGCACTACGAGGTTTGACAACGATTGGGGCTGACCATATGGGCATAGTTTATATAAATAATAGATCAACCAAAAAGAAGGCTAATAAAAAGCCTGGTTGGAGGGAAGCTGAGGCAGAGTACCAGCAATGGCTAATGAAGCACGGCGCTCATAAGTCTCAGAAGAAGAAACAAGAGCCAGAGTTATACGTTCCACCGCGTGGTTCGTATATACGCGAAACAATACAATATCCAAGCCGTAATACGTTCTCAGGTGACACGGCCAAAGCGAAGACTACAAAATACACTGGCGACTATTTTGTCGGTATAGCTACGATGCACAAGTCTAATCTCGTACCAGTTGGTAAAGACCAAGACGCACGTGACTACGCCACAATGAGAAGGAACTAAGTATGATGACGTCAGCAGCCATTGCTCTAATGATGACAACTTCTGGTATCACACTACCAGCAATATCAGAGGAGGAAGTGATTTGTTTGGCACAAAATGTTTATCATGAAGCTCGTAATCAAAATGATAGAGGCCAGATAGCAGTCACTCATGTGGTGCTCAATCGTATGGAGTCCAAGCGTTATCCTAACACTGCTTGTAAAGTCATCAAGCAAGCACGGTATCGTGATGGTCAACTCATACGAGACAAGTGTCAGTTCTCGTGGTACTGTGATGGAAGACCTGATGTTAATCCAGATCGGCCAAGAGATAGGCAGGCATGGGAGAAATCTCTACAGTCTGCACTTGATGCCTACATGCTCTATCATCTTGGAATCGATGTCACCGACGGAGCTACCTACTATCATGCTAACTATGTGAGACCGTGGTGGAGGCGCCACTTTGAACGTGTAACAAAGATCGGCACTCATATCTTTTACAAGAGGAAAGACGCATAGGTTTACATTATACATAAATCATGGTATAATGGTGAAATCTATGGAGATGTGAATGGCCAAGGCACGTAAACCACCAATTCGTCCTAAGACAGGACTGAGGGCAGCACCGACTGACTCCTTCGCTTCGATGAAGTACTACTTCCAGATGGACGTAGAGAAGAAGGCATGTAGTGAAGTCCTCAAGACTTATATCAAGTCAAAGCGTTCTAAGAAAGACGTGTCTCTGATTCTTCAGAATCCAGAGTACATGTTTACTATGTACACGCATTTCTCGGCTACTGCCTATTGGATCACACTCGATCTTGAAAGAGACTGGGTTATTGAGGCCTATGAGAAAGGCTTAGATGCTTATATTGACGAGTTGCTTGAGTCTGGCAAAGAGATCGCTAAGGAGAAGGCAAAGGAAGCCAAGAAACCTAGTAACGTTATTCAGTTGAATCCACGTGAACGCCTTCAACATAAGATTGACTTGACCATCATAGAGGACATCTACGATCTAGAAGACAAGTGGATAGCCGGTGAAGAACCAGACTTTGACATGTACGGTCTCTACAAGGCTCATGTGCTTCCAACCTCTGCCACTAACATCGTCTTGGCTTTCGTTCAGCCAAAGCTTGACGAGTATCAGGCAGTGTACGACAAAGAAGACAAGCAACTTGTAGAGGGTTACAGCCATCTCACGAAGAAGCAGATCAAGTATCGTCTTGACACATACAAGAAGATGGTAGAGGATCTAGGTCATCTAAAGGCTGCAGCCAAGGCGACACGTCAACCTCGTGTGAAGAAGCCTAAGGCGATCGACAAACAGATCGCACGTGTACAGTATAAGAAAGAGGACATTGAGTTTAAGGTTGTGTCAGTGAATCCAGCAAAAGTCGTAGGTGCGTTTAGGCTTTACACGTTCAACACCAAGACTCGTACGCTAACCGAGTTAGTGACTGAAGACGTCAACGGCTTTGAGATCTCTGGGACCTCTATCAAGAACTTTGACACTGCTCTGAGTAGATCTGTCCGTCTCAGAAAGCCTGATGAGTTTTTAAAGATTGTTCTCAACAAGATGCCAAAGCAGATCGATATCGAGTGGAAGAAACTCACGACAAAGACTGCTGCTGCGAACGGTAGGCTGAATGTAGACACAGTGTTATTGAAAGTGTTGAGTAAGTAATGGATGTAAGTAAAGAAGATGCAGATAAGAGATATGCTCTTGCATATCCAATGGAAGTAGGTGCACCTGCGTTTGCACCTATCGACGTTAAGCATGAGAAAGATGTAATCCATAATGCCGGTAAGCTCCACGCAAAGGAGCAGTACGATAGAATCATGGAGCAAGTTGCTGTTCTGAAAAAGCAAGCCGACTCGCTGATGAACCGCATGGCGGTCTCAGATATAATGATGAAATGTGTATATGGATTTAAACCAGTACACGGTAAAATCTATTTTGTGTATTATGATGAGCGTAAAGAAGAGTATGTCTTATCTTTGAATGATCCAAGATGGCTTTGCGCTTGGCCGGACTATATCAAGCATAAGATGACCGTTCGTCTGTTAGGCGATTCGACATGGGAAGAAGTAATAGAATGAGTATAGAAGATAAGTTTTTAAACAAACAGAAGTTTTCAATGTTAATCGAAGAGACCGTGTTGAAAGACAAGATCTCTTACATGGATGCTATCATTGAGGTATGTGGGCGTAACAACATCGAGCTCGAAGAGGTCAAGAAGTATGTCTCACCTTCCATCAAAGATAAGCTAGAAGCTGAGGCACGTCAACTTAATTACTTGCCAAAGCTAAACTCGTTGCCGTTTGATGATATATAATATGTACGGCATCGAAAAGATGTGGTATAATACACTTCAGCAATATTTCAGTTCATACAAAGGAAATACAAATGTCATTCGAAAATCTAAAGCGCAATCGCGATCAGATCTCTAAACTCGTTCAGGCCGCCGAAAAGGTTGGCGGTGCACCAACTGAACAGAAATCCTACGCAGACGAACGAATCTGGAAACCGACTGTCGACAAGGCAGGTAACGGTTATGCCGTACTTCGTTTCTTGCCCGCACCTGACGGTGAGGATCTGCCGTGGGTTCGTTACTGGGATCACGGCTTCAAAGGTCCTACCGGCCTCTGGT